CGCATACTATTAAAGGTAACTGACCAATGGCTACGAACTTTGACAAAACGGCTACGCCCTTCGACCCAGAACAGGGGATCGCGGGTCTTGATGCAGATGGTATGGATGCTCTAGAAGCCCCAGCTATCGAGATCGAGATTGAAGACCCAGAGGCAGTGCGGATCAATATGGGGGGCGTAGAGGTTGAGATCGACCCTGACGATGAAGGCCCAGAAGATTTTGATGCCAATTTGGCTGAGTTCATGGAGGAAGGTGAACTGCTGTCCGTGGCGTCTGAACTAGTGGACTTGATTGAAGCTGACGTTAACAGCCGCAAGGATTGGGTCGATGCGTTTGTCAAGGGCTTGGAAGTTCTGGGCATGAAGTACGAGGAGCGGACTGAACCTTGGAACGGTGCGTGTGGTGTTTATTCCACACTGCTGACTGAAGCTGCGATCAGGTTCCAAGCTGAGATGATCACGGAAACATTCCCTGCTGCTGGCCCAGTCAAGACTCAGATCATGGGTGCTGTGGACAAGCTCAAGGAAGATGCGGCTGAACGAGTTCGTGATGACATGAACTACCAGCTTACCGATGTGATGATTGAGTACCGGCCTGAGCATGAGCGCATGTTGTACTCGTTGGGTCTGTCAGGTGCTGCGTTCAAGAAGGTCTACTTTGACCCGGCTCTGGGTAGGCAGGTGGCGATCTATTTGCCCGCTGAAGATATGGTCATGCCGTATGGTGCGAGTAATATCTATAACTCAGAACGTGTAACTCACGTAATGCGTAAGACAGAGAATGAAGTACGCAAGTTGCAGGTCGCTGGGTTCTACCGTGATGTCGAGCTTGGAGACCCGATCCATGTGTTTACTGACGTAGAGAAGAAGAAGGCTGAGGAGCAGGGATACTCGCTGACAGACGACGACCGTTACCAATTGTATGAGATTCATGCTGACTTTGATCTACCGGGGTTTGAAGACGAAGATGGTATTGCTCTGCCGTATGTAATTACTATTGAGCGCGGTACGACTACAGTTCTTTCTATTCGCCGTAACTGGGAAGAGGATGACAAGAAGAAACTCAAACGCCAGCACTTCGTTCAGTATACCTACATACCCGGCTTCGGTGCATACGGACTAGGTTTGATTCACCTGATCGGTGGTTATGCTCGGGCAGGTACATCGCTGATTCGGCAGTTGGTTGATGCAGGTTCGTTGAGTAACTTGCCGGGTGGTTTGAAGACCCGTGGGTTGCGTATCAAGGGTGATGACACACCGATTGCTCCGGGCGAGTTCAGGGATGTGGACATTCCTAGCGGAGCTATCCGGGATAATATTATGCCGCTCCCGTACAAGGAGCCAAGCCAAACTCTGCTTGCACTGCTGAATCAGATTACTGAAGAGGGACGCCGACTGGGTGCCATCAGTGATATGAATATTAGCGACATGAGTTCTAACGCCCCGGTGGGTACTACGCTGGCTCTGCTTGAGCGTACCTTGAAGACCATGAGTGCTGTACAGGCTCGGGTACATGCCAGCTTGCGGATGGAGTTTAAACTCCTGAAGAACATCATCAGGGACTTCGCGCCGAAGGACTATAGCTACGACCCGGCAGTGGGTGATCGCAAGGCCAAGCAAGCTGACTATGACACGACTGAAGTCATCCCGGTAAGTGATCCCAACGCAGCCACTATGGCTCAGCGGATCATGCAGTATCAAGCAGCGATCCAGTTGGCTCAAGGCGCTCCGCAGATATATGACCTGCCACAACTCCACAGGCAGATGCTTGAGGTGCTGGGTATCAAGAACGCAGACAAGCTGGTGCCGGTAGATGATGATCAGAACCCTCGTGATCCCATCAGTGAGAATATGTCGTTCCTTACTGGGAAGCCCACCAAGGCGTTTATTTACCAAGACCACGATGCCCATATTGCTACGCACATGGCGCTCATCCAAGACCCGTCTATTGCTGCTGCTATGGGTCAAACGCCTATGGCACAGCAAATGCAAGCAGCAGTAGCAGCGCACATCTCAGAACACCTTGCGTTCAGTTATAGGGCCAAGGTCGAAGAGCAGTTGGGAGTCCAGTTGCCAGCCCCTGATGCCCAGATGGATGAGGACACAGAGGTGCAGGTGTCCAAGCTCGTTGCACAAGCAGCGCAACAGTTGCTCAAGTCGAACCAGAACAAGGCTCAGCAAGCGCAACAGGCTCAGGCAGCGCAGCAAGCGGCTCAAGACCCCAAGATGCAGATGCAGCAAGCTGAGCTTCAGATTCAACAGCAAGACTTGCAGCGCAAGCAGCAGAAGGATGCAGCGGATAACCAGCTTGCCCAGCAGCGTCTGGCCCTCGATGCACAGCGCATACAGGCTGATGCAGTTAAGGAAGCCCAGCGAGTCCAGTCCCAGAAGAGCTTGGGAGAGATGAAGCTCAAGCTGGATGCCTATAAGCACATGGCCCCACAGAGTAAACCACAGGGTATCGTATGACCGAATTTGAATATTTAACTAAACAACTAGCTGAGCGTACTACCCAGCTTACAGAAGCCCTTGCTGAGGGTGCAGTTAAATCATTTGAAGAGTATAAACAGTTGGTAGGGGAAATCCGGGGTCTTTCCTTTGCTAAACTTTCCATAGCAGACCTCGTGCGAAAACTAGAGAAAGCCGAAGATGAGTGAAATCCTTGTAGCTCCTAACCTGTTTACCCGTCCCACAGTGCTACCACCTGTGACTATGGATAAGGCAAAACAACTTCCAGACCCAGTTACTTACCATATTCTCTGCGTTATTCCTGAGACAGATGATAAGTTTGAAGGTTCTGACCTTGTTAAGTCTTCCCAGATGATGCACTTTGAAGAAGTACTTTCTACAGTACTATTCGTGGTTAAGCTTGGGCCAGATTGTTACGCAGACAAAACACGGTTCCCTAGTGGCGCATCGTGTAAGGAAGGTGACTTTGTTTTGGTTCGTCCTAACTCAGGTACACGTATGAAGATTCACGGGCGCGAATTCCGTATTATCAATGATGATTCGGTTGAAGCAGTTGTCGAAGACCCCCGTGGTATTACTAGGGTATAAGGAGCAATCATGGCTGATACAGAATTCAAATTCCCAGACGAAGTTGTCCATAGTAAGGACAAGCCTGAAAAGGACTTCGGTACTAATATTGAGATTGAAGTAGAGGACGATACTCCCGAAGACGACCGTGGGCGCAAGCCTATGAAGGAAGCCCCGGCTGAAGTTACTGATGCTGAGCTTGAGCAATATAGCGATAGCGTCAAGAAGCGTATCCAGCACTTCACCAAGGGCTACCACGAAGAACGGCGGTCAAAGGAAGCTGCACTCCGCGAACGGGAAGAGGCAATCACACTTGCCAATAGCCTCGTTGAAGAGAATAAACGACTCCACGGCTCCCTCGATCAAGGCCAAGCAGCACTGCTTGAGCAAGCCAAGAAAGTAGTTGGCGGGGAGATTGAAGAGGCCAAACGTAGGTACAAAGCTGCCTATGAAGCAGGAGATTCGGACGCTTTGGTGGCTGCTCAAGAGGCACTTACTACTGCCAAGATCAGGGCAGACAAAGTAAATAATTTCAAACCCGCTGTACAAAACAAAGCAAATAGTGTACAAACTAGCCAACAACCTGTCAGGGCACCCTCGACACCTCAAGTTGACACCAAAGCTCAAGCGTGGAAAGAAGATAACGCTTGGTTCGGTTCCGACGATGAGATGACTGCTGTAGCTCTGACGGTACATAAGAAACTTGTAGAAGGTGGGACAGACCCAACAAGCGACGAGTACTACGAGAAGATTAACTCCCGTGTACGGCAGGTTTTTCCAGATGCGTTTCCTTCGGAAAGATCAGCTAAGAAGTCAACAGTTGTGGCCTCGGCTACTCGTAGTACAGCACCGCGCAAAATCGTGCTGACTCAATCGCAAGTTAACATCGCCAAGCGGCTAGGCGTTCCTCTGGAACTCTATGCTAAGCAGGTTGCAGAGCAAAGGAATAAATAATGGCTAACGACAGAACTCCCCGCGAATTGGAGACACGCAGCGTCTTTGAGCGTCCGAAACAATGGATGCCCCCAGAGTTGTTGCCCAATCCCAATCCTGAACCGGGCTACGGCTTTCGGTGGATTCGCGTTAGCACGTTGGGTAGCGACGACCCGATGAATATTTCTTCAAAGCTCCGCGAAGGTTGGGAACCCGTCAAGGCTTCT